GTATAAGCAGGGTTTTCCTGCCCCAATACCTTCTGCGTCTTCCACTCATAGGACCAACCATCTGGGACCATGTTCGGATCAAAATGAAACTCATCCTGACCTTCATCTAAATTGCCAAGGTGTCCACGTAATTCAGCGGCACGTTGGGCTGCACGGCTGCGTGGATCATCTGATTTAGCTGGCTCTGGACGCATTGCAGGGCGGCTAACAACTGGTGTTTCAACTGCCTGTACTGCTTCGACTGTTTTCTTTTTTGTGCCGAAAGGACGGCCACGTTTTTTAGGTGCTGTTTCTGACATTACATTCTTCCTGCTTTTTGCAGAGCAATCTTATTCAGATAATACTCTTTTTCAGTTAATCCGCTGGCACGGGCCGCTTCTGCTTCCGCTTGCGTCAATGTGACGACATTGGGGCGGCTGCCTGGGCCACCGCCTGTGCGAGAAACTGGTGCAGCCGCTGGAGATGAGCGGCGTTGTGTTGGTGCTGCTGCTGCTGACATAGCTGGTTCATTGGAACGGTCTACATCGCGGTTATTAAAACCAAGTCGGCCTTCGATATATTCAAAATACTCACGAGTATCTGGAATAATACCATCATCAACCGCATCAGCGTGTGCGCGGAACATGCGATCAATTGTTTTTTGATTGCGCAAATTATCGCGGTTTTTATCCAACCAGGAAGCAGACGCTGGAGAAACCTGACTTATCAAGTTATCGACAGGATCTGCTGGTTGATATTGTGGCTGCTTTTCTTTGGGACGGCTTTCCATAGCCGCTTTGCCATTTTCAAGCTGCAATAGGCGAGAAGTATTCTCAGACATGCTGAGTTGAATTTCCGCAGCCTTATCGTAATCACCAACTGTCATGGCATCACGATAATTAGCCTTTAGAATTTCATTTTCACGTTTAACTGTCTCAATGACGTTGGTAACAAAGTGAAGGTTTGTATCTTCTGCTTCATTCTTTGCACGAACAGCCAATTCAGCGGCTTCTCTTGCACGTCGTTCAGCCTCTAAGCGAGCCTGTTTTTCTGCTTCTAAACGCCTAGAAAGTTCCTCTATACCATCATTTGGTTCAATTTCTTCTTTCTTTTTGCTTTTAGGTTCTTCTTGGACAACAACCTCTGGTTCTACCACAGGGGTTTCGTCTTCTAGTACCTTGACTTCAAAGTCATCATCTTTTTCTGACATTTTATACCTCACCAAACGCGATCTGGGTGATCAACACGACCCTTAACAGTAATATCGTCCAGCATACGGCATAGAACGCCATTTACTGTAATACTCCAGCCATCTGAGGGACGGTGAACAAGCCAATCGCCTAATTCGTAATTGATACCATTGAACCATTCGCCATCCGTATCAACGCAAGCGCTTGGTCCTTTTTTAACGAGCAAGCCAACTTTGGCCTGATAACGGTCTTCATCTGTTGTTTTGTCAGTTAAATAAAGACCGCTTTTTGTTTTTTGAGGACGGATATAAACCGCCACCAAAAGTTGGTTTTGGAATATTTCAACATTTGAAATATCGCCAAGTTCTTCTAACAACTTCTTACGAGGATCATCCTCGTGTTCCATAGTCATAAAAGGCATACTTTTCCCCTCTGTTTTTAACCAAGTTTTTGGTTAACTTCCTTCTCAGCTTCGTCGCACAATTCTAGTGCATCCCGAAGACCGAGAATGAAACCTGCATTGAATTGATAAGTTGGAAAATCGAAAACGCTATGACCTGTAACAAGGTTTTCTTTGCGTTGTTCTATCTCTCTCTCAATCATCTTCTTTAGTTCAACAATATAATATTCGTGTCTTGGCAACATTAACCGCTCCCCTCAGCAGTTCCCTCTATTATTTGGTGGGACGGGATATTAAAGAGGGGTTAATACCCCGCCCCTTTAACCACTCTACCGAAGAGTGATTAACCCTTAATTGCTTTCGGAGGCTTAAGTCCGTAAGCTTTTTCTTTCTCTAAACGACCCTCACCCGAACCAGCACCGAACTTCATCTTTGGATAAGTACGGCCACCCGATTTGCGAGGCATTGCGCCACCTGCTGGAGGTGCTTGCATCGGCATAGGCATAGGCATTGGCATCGGCATAGCGCCACCAGCCATTGGCATACCCTGTGGAGGCATTGGAACAGGCACGGCACCTGGGCCACCCATAGGAGGCTTAGGAGGCATTGCACCCATTGGATTTTGGCCATCCTGTGGCTTCTGACCAGCAGAGATGATGATGTTTACGTTTGTTTTACCCTTACCAGCACGACCACCTTCTTTGCGAGCCAAACGGCCACCAGTTGGGCGTGTACCGCCAGTATAGTTGCTGCCATCAATTTCATTAGCTGCCCCACCATTCTTGTGGTGCATACGCTTTAAAGTTTTTGCCAAGTTAGCGCGTTTAGCTAATTTAGGATTCTCGCTGTGAGATGCTTTTTCAAGCTTCTTAGCTGGAATCTTTTCGCCAGCAGGAACGTGAAGTGACTTATGCAAAGCGCCAGGATGTTTAATAGCACCTTGAATCCATTTGCCATGAGTGCGACCACCACGTTTTAAATTCATTTGGTCGTTTTCATCCCACTCACCATAGTTTCGAGGATTTAATCCTTGTGAACCTTGGTTTTGAGGGCCTTGGGGGCCTTGGGGGCCTTGTGGGCCTTGTGGGCCTTGGTTTTTTGAAGATTGTGCCGCCTCCATCATAGCGCGGTTTTGCATTTCATCATAACCGCCATCAGCCCGATGCAAACGACCGCCCTGCTTCTTGCCTGTAAGAGCAGAAGGCTTAACCATCTTGCGAACAAGTTGTTTATCAGCTGCTTCATCTGGATGGGCGATTTTGCCGCCTCTTTTTGCTGCCGTAGGAAGACCCATTCCAGTAGCACGCATGGGCGATAAAGAACCAGCGCCTACACGTTGGAAGTTCATGCGTGATGGATTAACACCAGCTGTTTGGGCTGCTTGTGCCATCTGCTGCATTGCTGCTGCCTGCGGGCCACCCATAGCTTTTTTGGTGCGACCGCCAGACTTGCGGGTTGTGGGTGGGCCATTTTCATATTCTGGCTCGTAGTTGTTACCTTTACTATCAGTAACAGCACCAGATCCAGTGCGATCATCTTCGCCTTGCGCTGCGCCACCTCTGGTATAACCACCAACATGATAAGAACCAAACTTCGCAGCATTGGCATCTTTTACATTACGGTTTACCTTGGCATTTACCCATTTTTCAACTTCGCCGCCAGACTTGCGTGGCTTACGACCAGCATGTTGCTTAGTCGCTTCACCCATCACCTTGCCGCCTTTTTTGAAAGCGCGACGTGATACAGGGCGTGGACCAGTCTGTTTGTCAGCATTTTCCATTTCAGGGGGTGTCCAACCAGAGGCATCAACCTTCTGGTGTGGGTCGCCAGCGGCCATCTTCTGGGCCTTTGATTTAAGCGCCTTACGGGCAGCTTTTGCCATGTCGTTCATGGTTTGTTCCTTAGCTAAGAAATAACGAGCGTCCTCGTGATGTGCATAATATACGAGAATAAATTCCTTTAATAGGGGTAATTTTCCTATCTACGTGCATATTCTTTAGCAATATGCATCGCTTTGCGCTTATCTTTTTCTTTATCGGATTTTAATCTTATACCGTAATTAATTGATTTTGTTTGTTTCTTTTTGTTTCCTACGACAAAACCGCCGTGTGAGTCTCCTCCGCCACCGCCGTCACCACCGCCGCCGCCGTCACCGCCTCCGTCTCCACCACCGCTGTCACCACCACCATCGCCTCCTCCGCTATCTCCTCCAGAAGAATCTGAAGAAGATGAATCAGAAGATGAAGTGTCGGCACTTGTGGCATCGGCAGATGACTGGGCATCAAGAGAACCAAGATCAACGCCATCTAACAGCCCAGGATCAAAATTAGATGCATCCATGCCGTTTGATAGTGTTGCACTATCTATGCCAGCTTGAACGGCGTCTAATGCGCTTTGTTCAGCCGAATCAGGACCAAAGGTTGATTCTAGTGCTGCTTGTTGAGCAGATCCAGTTGGCAGACCATTGGAACCAATAATACCCTCAACACCAAAATGACCCTGTTGAGCAGCTTGATCGGTATTTATTGATACAACATCTGAGCCAACTGGCCCAGAAAGACCAAAAACACCAGTTTGAGCGGGGCCAATACCAGGCATGTCGGATATAAATGATGTACCAATAAGATTAGATGCTTGATCAAGTCCCATAGGGGTACTTGAGGTGGATGGTGAAGAAACACTTGATGTTGGTGTGGAGGACGAATTAGTTGTGCTACTATTCAATCCAGCTTGAATATCACCCATAAGTGCGGCTGATGCTGCGTTAGTATCTTGTATATCAGCACCTAATTGATCTGACATTCCAGCATGTGAAGTTGAGGATGATGGGGTAGAACTTGTAGTTGTAGAAGTCGGTGCATTTGAATAACTAGCTACAGTTCCAACATTTGTTGGGGTGCTAGGTTCCGATGGTCCAACTAATGTAGATCCAATTGTAGGTCCACCTAATAAACCAGATACTGTATTTGCGGCACTTATTCCCATTCCAATAGGGCCAAGCGCACCAAGAGCAATCCCAGCGCCGATATTAGTTGCCGTCTGGCCTGGGTTGGCAATAGCATTGTCTATTGGGCCAAAACCAGTTGGTGACGCTGAATTATCAGATGTTGAAGGAGCGGGCGATGCGGAAGAACCATCCGCTCCACCGCCACCATCTTGGGGTATAGGCAACCCAGTCACAGGATCAATTTTTACAGGTTGGCCGCCATCCGCAAATTTTCGACGCGCAAACTTCCTTGCGGTCATAATTGCGTTTCTGATGGCTTTATCACTCATTGGTGTTTATGGCCCAAAAGATGACTAATCAAGCTAAGGGCATGGTGAAGAGGGTCATGTTTCTTTTCTTTAACCGCACCACCACGTTTATGGCCATTATCAAACGTGTCATCTGCGTTGTTAGCGACGTAATTAGGGTCCATCTTTTGCAAAGCTTGGCTAGCACGGAAAAAGTCAGCATTGCTATCATTGTTGCCCCAATTAATTTCCGTAGGATCTTTTGAACCTTTCGGCGCAACCAATTGGTTGTTGGATTGGTAATTATCACCGCTAAATAAACGAGAGAAAAATCCAGGTTGGGAAGCAGCCGCTGGACCAGAAGTTGGCCTAGTTGGAGGCGTTGGAACATTATTGCGATTTGCCCAAATATCTTGTTTTGCGGTTGGTGTAGTTGTCGATGCAAGTGCCTGACGAGGCGAATTTAAAACCTGCAATGCCTGTGTTTTGGCATTTTGTATATTAACTGGTGAATAGTTTGATGCCGCAACTGGTTTAAATTGATCGGAATCATCAGTATTTTCCAAATTATATCCATATCCTGTTGATTTAGCATTAGGATCTGTTGGATACATAAATGGTGTTCCAGCACGATAGCCTGTCATTTGCTGTTCATCAACGGCATTACGAGAAAGCGCTTGATTGGCTGCTGCTTGCCGCGCTATATTTACAGCTAAATTACTTGGAGATAAATCATATTGTGATCTTAATTCTTCATCCGAAAGACCATATTCTGGCAACATTGACATTTGTTGATTACGTAATGTTGGGTCAGTAATTTGTGATACTGTTGAATAATTTAGCTGAGGATTTGTTGATGATAAACGATTATACCAACCAGTTGCATCGCTGACGGGTGGTTGTGAAGTATTAAGAAGGTTTATTAAGTTTTTTTCCTCATCAATTTCCGCTTGCGTAGTGACGTGACCCTGCTGTGGATTTCTTAATTGTTGTAGTCTTTGAAAGTCTTCTTGCCTAAATTGTGGTTGTGGCACAACTGGCACATCTCCACTTTTTTGCAAGGCAATTATCATAGCTTTATTCAGCATATCATTTTGACCACTTGTATTATCAAATGTTTCTAATGATTGCCTTAAACCTAGAATTCTTTGACGACGTTGATCAGCTGTTTCAACCATCTGCCTATTCCTACTCTATCGGTTGCGCCGAACCAGGTGTTATTGGGTTTTCATTTCCCTCTAAGCGCTGGAGCAATCCTGGTTCAAGGATACTGCGCGCAATAGCCAAGCCTTGTGGGTCTTTTGCCATATCTTCTGCAAACTTAACAGCCGCTAAACGCTCATCACTTTCACGATCACGCTTGCGGTTTGTCGCTTCAAGCAACATTTGCTGGCGTTCCATGTCAATTTCTTTAAGCTTAATCATGTTAGCCATCATTTGCGGGTCCATTTGACCGCCTTGTTGGCCAGGCTGTGGTTGTTGCATCTTAGCATGTAACTCCATAGCTTTTGCCTGATCAAGCATAGCTTTAGCGTCGGCAATTTTCTTCTCGTTTGCAATTTTGGCTTGGATTTGTTGCAATTCTGGAGGAGGCTGTTGTTGTGCGGATGGAGGTGCCATAAACTGCTGAGGATTACCCCAACCAATGGCTTGCATCGCCGCAATATCAATCGCAATTGGGTCATACATTGATGGATTACCAGCCTGAAGCTGCTTCAATGCCGCAACCTTCATCAAGCGTTGTGTTTGCGAAGCTGTGTTTGGATCGGCTTGCGGTGTTAATTCGCAATCTTCCAATGCTTGAAGGAATGTATCCTCATCCCATTGATATGCTGGCTTACGATTACGTTGCCAGAAGCTTTCTGGGTGTTCTTTAAAACACTGAACAAGTAATCTAAACTCTTCGGCTTGAGCAGCGTGCATACGTTTGTGGACGCTGTTCATAATCTTGGTGGCTTGTTCGATAGAAGCCAGAGTTGTGCCGACTGGTGTTTCAGTTACACCCTCACCGACAGCTTGTTCCGATGTCCCACCCAAGCGTTGGCCCGTTTCAACAATGTTCTGAACAAGATTCATCAGGGCAGCTGATGGTTCTTTGTACGGCAGCGGCATAATGGCTTGGTTGATAGGCATACCACCCGTTTTCACAGGTGCACCACCGCCAGGAGGCACACGGAAGATGTTTGTATTCTGACGCATACCAACGTCAGCAAACAAGAAGCCTGGGAAGTTGCTGTACATACCAGCATCGAGCAATTCGCGCCATGCAGCGGTCACTGCATTTGTTGTATTACCGAGTATGTGTAGCAAACCAATATCGTAAAAACCCATGCCAGGAACAAACGTATACTTCGCGAAACATTGCCGTGCTTCTGGTAGGTCTTTTGTATCTTCATCGTAATTTCGAACCACTGAAAGAATTTGTTTTGACGATACGTCGATTGTGACGCGATATGGAACTTCTAAACCAGTCTCTTTACCCTTGTAGGTATGTTCAAAACCGCGAATATCTAATTCACAATAAATCTCGTAAATCTCACGATCACGATCTTCTGGCTTTAGAATGTTATCTTCAATGCCTTGCTGAGTTTTCTTTTCACGCTGCAAACTATCAAGTTTAGCAGGTAAAGGGGTTGGCAAATTAATGTCTTTATAAACGCCGAGAATTTGTAAACGGCGCACAGTCGAAGGCCGCATGAAAGTGCGATGCGTAATACGTTTTGCATTGCGTAAATCCGTAGCAGAATTATTAACAATCAAGTCATCAGCATCCACAGTTTCAGAAACTGGGCGATTGCGCAATGGGCAGAAGTAAACTTTCTTAAATGCAGTGCCGCCAAAACCAAGCATAAGCAACATGCGGTCGGTATCGGGGTAATATTCCGATGCCGTGCTGGTGAGGTAATGGTTTAAATCCCGCTCCAGAGCATTAGCCATCTGGTCTTCTTGCAGCGTGGCGTTGTTATTGTCGTTGCGGATCTTAACTGGGCCGTCTGTGGGCAGCATTTCCGAACGTGCATTAGCTTGAAAACGTAACACAGCCTCAAGCAGCAATGGATGGCGCACACGGCTCATGCCTTCAACTGGCGCACCTTCTGCTGATCCGCCAAGACCAGGAATCTCGATCTTAAGACCAAGAAGCTTTAAGCCAAGCGCACGATCTTCGACCCAATCCTTGCGGCTATTGATGTCGGCTTCCACACCAGATAGAAGTTCGCTGGAGATTCTGTTAAGTTCCATCTCGTCAATTTGATCGACGAGGTTATCGAACCACTCTCCGCCTTTTTCTTCCCTGTCTGCATTTAATGGCTTCCCATCCAAAGAGATTGTGACCGACCCATCTGGGTGTTCAATCTTTAAAATATTGCCCGAATCATCAAATTGCGGCGCATCCGCATTGTCATCGGTAACTTCAACGATAAAATCAGACGGAGCAATAGCAGAATCATCTTGTGGGCCGTCTTGACGTATGGATGGTGATAAACCAGGTGTTAAAGGCATATTGTTTTCCTTACGGCTTCGTCCTTGGTTTCCATTTCATAGACAAAACGGCGAATACCCTCTTGAGCCGCCAATGTATCACTTTTTGCATCAATCGTATAGGTGCGAACAAAGTCATAAGGCTCCTCGCCCCATACTTCCACGCGATAAAGATTCTCCCCTTTGGTGGCAGACTCGCGCAATATATCAACAATAGCCTTAGCTTTAACCACAGTTCTCTCCTTTTGGGGTAGTTTGGCAATAATAACAGAAAACTACGCTGGGTAAAGCGGTTCTATCTTATCGTTGTACAATTGAGGCACGTCATCATAGGCTTTGCTCTCGTCCACACGCTGCAACAGACCAATTTGACGCAAATGACGTATTGCCATGCTTACTGTATCGACCAAATCGTCATGCTTGGCTTTTGGGAAGGCAGCAACTTGGTCAATAACCATGCGTGACCATGCTTTATCAGGCGCATAAATCAATCCATCAGCAAATAAATGCTGAATGGAGTAGAGTCGGGCTAGTTTATCGGTTCCTTTAGGGTCATCTAGCTGCACAGCCCACTTTTCGTGGTTGTATAAACGCCGCAATTCTTGCGCCACGCTGTATCCAGCCGCTTTATTCTCGACTAAAACCTTATCTACCTTCAATTTTTTCATAGTTTCGGCAACTTTTGTCACCAATTCATGCAATTCAAGCTTGGCTTGCCATGCATACATCATCATAACCTTGGCATGACGTTCCCCAAAGAAGCGATTTACCTCTAATTGCTGTGTTACAAATGATCCGTCGCCATCTTCCATCAAAACATCGACCACAACGCCGTCACGAGTAATTTGTTTTGGTGCTGGAGCGGCGGTTTCTTGCGAAAATACGCCCCAAACTGTCATGGCGCTAAAGTCATTTTCCTGTTTTGTCGTGTATGCCGTATCCAAAGCAGCGACAATAAAGTCCATTGGAGGATATGCAGCCGCTTCCCACGGTTCCCACCATTCAACTTTGATTACACCACCGCCTTTAACTTCTGGACGCTGCTGTAATTGACCCGCTGTCGCCCAAGGACCAAGTTGTTTTTCTAGTGTCTGCACTTCCAACTCGCCAAATCGCTCTGGCCAAAGCAATTCATCCTCTTCTGTGCGAGGATCTTGCCATAAAACAGCCTCGCCATCGTCTGATTTATCGGCGGGAACAAGCACGGTATGAAAAGAACGATGCGGTTCATACTTCATTGGCAGCATTAAATGCGTCCAATTACCTACATCTTTCTCCAAGATATGACCCGTAAGGTCGTTTTCGGCGAGTCTTTGCTGGATGATGACGAAACAACCTGTTTTTGGGTCGTTGAGACGGGTTGAAAGGGCAGAATCCCACCATTCAATTGTTTCGTGGATTTTTGCTTCTGAGAATGCTTCCTGTGCTGCGTTAGGATCGTCAACGATGATGATTGATCCGCCTTCACCCGTAAGCGCAGAGCCAACCGATGTAGCAAGTCTCGAACCTCTTTTATCATTATCGAACCTTGTTTTAGTGTTTTGGTCCCCAACCAGATGAAAGCGTTCGCCCCAACGCTTCTGAAACCATTGAGATTCAATCAAGCGGCGGCATTTTACCGAATCACGCAACGACAATTGTTGGGCATATGACGCTGTCAAAAACTGGACACCTGGCCCAGATGTTGGAGTTGTTGTTTGTTGCGTCCATGTCCACGCTGGAAAGGCACAAGAAACCAATGATGATTTAGCGCAGCGAGGTGGGATGTTGATGATCAAGCGCCGAATGTGGCCGTCTGTGACCGCCATAAGGTGTTTAGCAACAGCCTCAATAGGCCAGCCAGGGGTAAAGGGTGAAGCGTCTAAATATTTCCATCCCCTGCGTAAAAAAGTGTACAGATCGTCTTCGCATTCTTGCCTATCCATCGCCAATAAATAATCTTGCGAATTAATCCGCTTGCCTTCGTGCTGTATAATGGCCATTAGACCCTAACCTTTGCAAAGGAAACGTATTTTTCTCCAGTCTTTTTATCCTGATAACAGTTAAATATAGCCATGTTTTTGTGGGCGGGGTTGTTTGAATAAATCAAATCCCCACCTGGTTCCTCATAGCAATACCCATAATGGTTATCCATTTCCTTGCGGCGCAGATAACCATAAGTATAATGCCAACCTTGGCTAATAAACTTATCGTTTGAATAACTCACGCGATTTCTCCAGAACCTCATTGATGTGCTTATCCAAGTCTTCTTGTGTTATAGGCGTTAATTGCATCATGTTAGCACGAAACATATCTTTTAAAATCTTTATCTGATGGTGAGCCATTTGGATGTTGGCATCGTATACATCCCCCGCCTTGCGCCAGATGGCCTGAACCTCGGTTGGCAACTCTTCCCAAGCTGGCGGCTTAATGTCGATCAATTTGGTGTTTTCGCAATAAAGTGCGTACATATTTTTGGCTAATTCATCCATTGGTTTTTTCCCAGCTTTTGAGTTGATCTTGGGTAAGGACGTATGTTTTTCCATGTCCAAGATCGGAGATGTTTTCTGGTTTGGTAAAATTCTCTTTTTCAATCCAGCCAGGAAACGTGACAGTATTACCATCCAATATTGCCAAGACATATATATCAACATCTTGGTTTTCTTTCAATGTTTTAATAAGTCGGCCATTTTTGACCCTTGTTGTCTTTACATCAATTCTTTTACCCCGAATCATGCAGTCAAAACTTCCAGATCTGATTGAAAGATCTACGGACATGAAGATATTGTGATATTTGCAAAAAGCATATTCGCCAATCACGCCGTCTTGATCAATATCAAATTTTCCTTGTTTGCCCACTTGAGTGTCGGTAACAAAGTTAGATCGGCAAGCTATATGCCGCATATTACCTATCATTTGGCAGACAGCTAATTCGCTATCGGTCAACTGAACTGAGAACATTAGCCTTTTCCTTAATAGCTTCTACTTCTTCCTCAGAAAGATAGTAGCGCATGGTTATCTCAAATGAATTGACTAACTGTTTCCAGCTTTCTTCTTCGCCATCTGCCATGACGATCAATCCTTTGGAAATTCCCCTTACCAAGGATATGTAATCGGCAGCTAAAATATTCTGCACCAATTCATCAGTCGTGCTATGGCTAAGCTTTAGCG